TTATGAAAATTTCAAAACTGTTTACAAATTGGTTCGACAAGACTGGCAAGGAAGACAAGATGACAGTTCATGAAGACTTTTACAAAACAAGGCGCAATGCTTTTGATAAAGAACAAAAACGATTCAAAAGATGGCAAAAAGAACTAAAGGAGAGAAAGAAATTGAGCGGAACTTTTTCTAACAGCACTATTACAGGACATTTGCCAGGCGGTACGCTTACTGGCAGTAACTATACCACAAACAACGATATAAACATTGCCGACAGTGCTATTATCATTGACGGAGCCGATAATAAAGTTTCTGTCAACAGACCTCTCATAGTAAATGGCAGAAATGTTATGAAAGAACTTGACGAAATACGTGATAGTCTGTTATTATTAAAGAGAGATGTAGACATGGAGGCCAAGTATCCTCGTCTTAAAGAATTGAAAGACGAATATGAAGCTGCACTGGAAAAGTATAAGACATTTGACACACTAAAGGATTCTAAATAATGGCAATGAATCATCAACCCAAGAAGAACACCGACGACGAACTGATTAAACAGTTTCTAGAAAAAGGCGGGGAAGTTACCAAGGGTAAAACAAAGCCCATGCCAGACGAACTGGGCATTAGCAACAACACATGGAATAACAAACTTACCCGAGACGAAAAGAAAGCAAAGGGTAACACAAAATGATTCCGGTACATACAAACTTTAATGTCCCGTATACTACTAATAGCTATGATCGTGCTTATGAAGGTGAAGTGCGAGCAGTTAACGGAGAGCTACAGGTTTACGACGGTGCGACATTTCAGCCTATACGTATTGCTGCTTGGGTTGATGATATTGATTTAGAAACTGTTGTAGAGTGGGCCAAACAGAAAATGGAAAAAGAACTACGCGAACAAGCATTGGCAGAACAGTTTCCAGCATTTGCTAAAGCAAAAGAAAACTATGAAACAGTAAAGGCATTGGTAGAAAATGAAGTGGATTAAAAGAAAAATACGAAACTGGCTTAACGAACCATGCGAAGACGAAATGTCAAAAGGCATAGGAGGAATAGTTTCTTCAAGAGAGTTAGATCGTCCAGATACTGATCCTATACTCAGCTTTCGCATCTACGGTGCAGAAAATGGACAGGTACTTGAATTCAACAGTTACGATCGTGTAAAAGATCGTCATCGTAATTCAGTATACATCATCAACAAAGACGACGATGTAGCTGAAAAAGTTGCTAAATGTGTAACACTGGAGTCAATGAAATGAAAAAGAAGTATTATAGCTGGCAAGATGTAGAACGTGCTGCTGATAGTATTGTTGCGCAGATGTGCAAGGATCAGTGGTGCCCTGAATACATCGTAGGAATCAACAGAGGCGGATTGCCACTGGCAATGTTGCTGAGTCATAAACTGGATACGAAAATGTATACTGTTGATATTCAGCTACGTGACGGTGAAGAAAACGACTGTGAAAGCAATCTATGGTTAGCTGAATGGGCTTTTGGTTATGTTGATCAAGAAGATCGTGACACATATAAAAGTCGTTGGGATTGTAACAAACGCAAGAAGATTCTTGTAGTAGATGATATTAACGATTCAGGTGCTACATTTAATTGGCTTATAAACGATTGGCAAAGCAGTTGCTTGCCTAATGAGAATTCTGCTTGGGACGCAGTATGGGATAGCTCAACTCGTTTTGCTGTAATGACAGAAAATCTCTCCAGTGATTTTGAACAAGTTCGTTACAGTTGGGACGAAGTAAATAAAGCAGAAGACAACACATGGTTAGTATGGCCATGGGAAACAGATAGAAAGAAAGGAAAAGAATAATGGCTAAAGAATATAACAGAGACAATATGATCGAAGCAATCAAAGATCACGCACGAGGACATATTGCAAAACACGCAATGAACGTTGAAGTATATCTTAAGAATGCAGCAGGTGTAGGCGAACATCCTGATGTATTAGAAGCAATCGAGCAAGAACTAAAAGTAATTGCCGAATATCACGATCAACTGGAAATGCTGGAGAAATATTTCTAAAATGGATTTTAGACATCCTAAAAGAGATGATGCAGGAGAAATGTGGCGCATCGCAAAGGAAACCAGTCTTGATTTAAATTCAAGCTATAGTTACTTGATGATGGCAGAACTTTTTTCTGATACCTGTATGGTAGTCGAAGACCACGGCGAGATCGTGGCCTTTACTACTGCTTTTGAATTTAAAAAGTCACCTGACACACTATTTGTATGGCAAATAGCAGTAAAGTCAGATTACAGGAAAGAAAATCTAGCACAAAAAATGCTGTATCATCTAGTAGAAGACACAGGTTCTTACTATGTTCAAGCAACTATTGAAGAAGCAAACAAAGCCAGCTTTGGATTGTTTGAAAGCTTAGCAGACAAGTTTGATACTAAATTTTGGAAGTCAGACGGTTTTGAAGAAGAAGACTTTCCGGACGATCACGACTCAGAAACTATGATCAAAGTAGGACCGATTGCACAAGAAAATTTTTAAATTACTTGACAAAAACCTAAATATATGGTACAATGCTTTTAGTGTTGTACCATATTTTATAATGACATCCACGTCATACAAATAACTCGGAGAATATAATTTGACAAAATCACAAGAAATTAAAACAAAACTAGAAGACGCTGGTATCCGTTATTGGGCCGGCGACAATATCTCAGAAGTCCTACAAAAGGGCGACAAAGAAGCACTGATTGAAGAAGCAACACTAGCATTTGAAACTGTGCTTGATACACTGCTAATTGATAGACACAATGATCCTAATTCACAAGGCACAGCAAGACGACTTGCTAAAATGTATTTCAACGAAATCATGTCAGGACGCTATGATGCTATGCCCAACGCAACAGCATTCCCTAATGATTCAAGTGATCGCTACGAAGGTATGTTAGTTGTTAGAGCAGAGCTGAAATCAATGTGTTCACACCATCACCAGCCTGTAACAGGCGTAGCTTACATTGGTATTATTGCTGCTAACAAACTGATTGGATTGAGTAAATACAGTCGCATTGCACAGTGGTGTGCTCGCCGCGGCACACTGCAAGAAGAACTTGCTGTAGACATTGCTCGTGAAATACAAAAAGCAACTGGCAGTGAAAACGTAGGTGTTTACGTACAGGCGGTGCATGGGTGTTGCGAAAACAGAGGCATTGAAGCACATTCAAGTCTTACACAGACCACAGTGCTCAAAGGTGCGTTTGGCAGTGACGCAAGCACTAAGAAAGAGTTCTTTGACAATATCAAACTACAACAGGAGTTTGCACCACGATGAGCCAGATAGCAGAAACTTTTAATGTTGAAGTCAACAACGAAAACTATACCGTTACAAGAGTATTAAAAGAAAGAAACAAAAAGGTAGAAACATACGGCTTTACTACCTCAGTCAACGGAAGAGAATTCGAACTCGGTGCTACAATTACAAGCGAAGTTATTGGAGATCTTGCAGCTCAGAACGGCATTAATGTAATTAAAGAATTAACTGATGTATTACTTACTGAATTTCAGCTTGAAATAGCTAAAATAAAGGAAGAAGCATGAAACATTTGAGATATTCAGAAGCATTCTACTCAGTGCAAGGTGAAGGCAAGTTTGTAGGCGTGCCCAGCGTATTCCTACGCACTTTTGGCTGTAACTTTCGTTGTATGAATTTTGGTTTAGACAAAGGCGAACCCAGCAGAGCAGAAAAGCAAGCACAGGGCGAACGCTATAATCCAGAAGTAAAAGCACTGTTGGATGCAGGTGTGCACGAAACTACAGAAAAGTTTACAGACCTGCCCATTGTGCACACAGGCTGCGACACATACGCAAGCATCTATCCTGAGTTTAAACACTTCAACAAATTAGCAACGGTTGACGAAGTTGTGGATCATCTGTTAAGCTTGTTGCCAGAAGGTCAGTGGACTATGGCAAATGGACAAGATATACATCTTATCCTAACAGGCGGCGAACCACTACTTGCTTGGCAAAGACTGTATGTTGATCTTTTTGAACATCCTAAAATGAAGGACTTGAAAAATGTTACAATTGAAACAAACACTACACAAAAACTTCACGGAGATTTCCACGAATACATCAATGGCCACAAGCGACTTGCTTTTACCTTCAGTTGCTCGCCTAAACTCTCCGTTAGTGGAGAATCTTGGGAGGATGCTATTAGGCCCGATATTGCTCGTCAATATTATGACGTGGACGGTAGTGATCTTTATCTTAAATTTGTTTGTGCTGATCACGCAGATTTTGATGAAGCTGGTAGAGCTGTTGCAGAGTATCGTGCTGCGGGTGTGGAATGCCCTGTGTACATCATGCCGCTGGGTGGCAGATCGGAAGAGTATACGCTCAATGAAAAACAAGTGGCGCAGCTTTGTATGGAAAGAGGATGGAGATTCTCACCAAGAATGCATATTGGACTATTCGGAAATGCCTGGGGAACTTGATAAATTCTCGCAAGACATACAGACGAACCGTTTGAAAAAATAAGGAAAGATTTATGAAGCAATGGATTAAAAATAAACTAGGCATTACAGAAATGGAGCAGGCAGCAGAAGCTGCTGCTCTACGCCGTCAAGAAGAAGAAGACCGTATTGCTGCGTTGCAAGAACAAAAAGTAGAAGCCGAACAGGCAGCAGAAGCTGCAACAAAAGAAGAAGAACTGGCTCGTATGTCACCTAAGGATCGTGCAACAGCCAAAGGCGAACCTTGGATCAACGTGCTAGACGTTAAAGTAAACGAAGACAACATTCGCAACGGTTTCTTTGAACTTGACTGGAACAGCTATTTTATAGAACAGTTGCGTCAAGCAGGCTACGGTTTAGAAGCAGATCCCGAAGAAGAAATTGTAGATCGCTGGTTTAGAGACATTGTTTATCAGATGTTAAGCGACGAAGGACTTGACACAGATCGCGGTTCAGGGTATATTAATGTAGTACCAATTGACAAAGGAAAATCTGAAGTATCATGAGCACATATATTCTAGTAGACACAGCAAACACTTTCTTTCGAGCACGACACGTTGTACGCGGGGACATTGACACTAAGGTAGGCATGGCTCTGCATATCACACTGAGCTCGATTAAGAAAGCTTGGAGAGACTTTGATGCAGATCATGTTGTGTTCTGTTTAGAAGGACGATCATGGCGCAAGGACTTTTATGAACCTTACAAGCGTAACAGAAAAGAAGCTCGTGCTGCAATGACTCCGCGCGAAGAAGAGGAGGATCGTGTCTTTTGGGAAATCTTTGACGAGTTTAAAAACTTCGTTACAGAAAAAACTAACTGCACTGTGATGCGGCATCCGCAGCTAGAAGCAGACGATTTGATTGCAGGTTGGGTACAACAGCACCCAGGAGCAAATCACGTCATTATCTCAACAGACGGCGACTTTGCACAGTTGATTGCACCCAATGTCAAACAGTACAACGGTGTGAGTAACACTACTATTACACACGAAGGCTACTTTGACGACAAAGGTGATCCTGTAATTGACAAAAAGACAGGCAAAGCAAAGCCTGCTCCCGACCCTGCGTTTATGCTGTTTGAAAAGTGTATGCGCGGTGATACCAGCGACAATGTGTTTTCAGCATATCCTGGTGTAAGAACAAAAGGTACAAAGAACAAAGTCGGACTAATCGAAGCGTTTGAAGACAAAGGCACAAAAGGCTTTAACTGGAATAATCTCATGCTTCAACGTTGGGTAGATCATAATAAAGTCGAACATCGTGTGTTAGACGATTACAATCGCAATGTAACACTGTGCGATCTAACTGCACAACCTGATTGGGTTAAAGAAATCATCGATACTACTGTTTGTTCCGTAGAACCAAAAAACGTTTCACAAGTGGGCATGAGGCTCATGAAATTCTGTGCCAAGTGGGATATGCAGCGTATTGCAGATCAAGCCGCACAGTTTGCCGAACCACTATCAGCGAGGTACTCTAAATGACTATTAAAGCAAAACCAATACTGCAAGATCGTTTCTGGATTGTAGAAGACGAAACAAAAAAAATCGGAACACTGTCGTGGGATGACGAACGATACATGTTTACAGACGGATCTAACACTGCCTTCTTTAATAACAAGCGTGAAGTAGATACTAAATTTCCGTTTATCGTCTGGGGCGAAGATGCAAAGATCAAAGAAGAAACAGTACCAAAAGAAGTATATGGATTTCCAACCAGCGTTACTCCATACAACAGCATGTATGATATAAAACGCAAACTACCACTGTTTACAAAGTCAGAATGTTCTAAGAGTCTTTACTGTGCAGGCTATTATATTGTTCGTTTTGACAAGGGCTGGGTAAAGAGTTTTTGTCCAAAGCTTATCACAGTGGAACGATATGACACAAAAGGCCCATACACAACAGAATTTGAAATGAAGCAGGAGTTATCCCGTGCCAGCAGCTGAACCGTTGAATACTATTCCTATACAACAGTTTTTACAAACAGTAAAAAGTGCAGACAACAGTCGAAGCAAGGAAGTAAAGCTTGACATTAATCAAGCAAAGAATCTTGCATACACTTTAGGTATTGTAATGAGCAGACTCGAAGGAGATTTGGAAAAGCTAGTAGCAGAATCAAAAAACTCTAACGACGAAGTAATCGAAGTTCAGATTGGTGCAGATACTAATTGGAAATAGATTAACAGAAAAATGATAAATATATGCGTAGTTAACTAAGGATTACGCATATGAGCAGGCCAAAGCCAAAAGTTATTTTAGAACATACTGACAATAAAACTTATAAATCAGAACAGATTTTAGAAGCCGAAGCAATTTGGGCTGTGTTCTACAAAGGGAAACCTTTTAATTTAAAAAGTGCAAATGCACTTACAAATTAT